ATGTAGTGCGACCGCCAGCTCGACCGGTCGTCCTCGAGACGTTTCCAGCGCAGATAGATCGCGCCCCGCTTGCCCTTGAGCGAGCTGTTCATCAGGTTTTCAGGCGTCTGCGCGACCATCGGTTACTCCCCGGATAGCGACGGCTTGGGCGGCGGAGGCGCGGTGTCCTGCGCCTTGGCTCGCTCAGCGATCGCTGCGTTTGTGCGTTGCTGTGACATCACTGCCCCGTCAGAGATTTGAGGGCGCGTGCCGTGTCGCTGACGCTCAGGCCCTGCGCACCGCCGACGTTGCGAACGCTACCGCCGACGCCTTGCTGCATGCGACCGCGACGGCTGGCGTCAGCACGGGCGCGGCTGGTCATCGCGTCCTGCATCGTCGGTGCAGGCGGCGGGGCTGCCGGAGGCGGAGGCGGCGGTGGTGCACTGCCGCCGCCGAGGCCGGGCAGGGTCAGGTAGATGGCGAGGCGTGACATGCGAGGTCTCCCGATCTGGATTTGATAAGATGCTGACGCAGCTGCCACGGCGTCAATGCCGCGGATCTGATGCCGCAAATAGATTTGGTGAGGCCGACGCAGTTGTTCAGGATGAACGGACCCGGCGTGCGCCGCGCCTTGCGTTCGATCGCGATGACCTCTTTGCCTTGGTCGCGCAGGTACTGTGCAAGCGGGTAGCCCGGCTCGCACAGCACCGTCGTGACGTGTCCCTCGAGCCGCAGATCGTGACCGATCCACGAATGCGCGCGCTCGTCGATGACGGCGCACCAGACGTGCCTGTAGCCCCGCTTCAGCAAGGGGCTGAGCGGGTGCAAATTGTTCTGTTCGAATATCACAAGCGCATCCGTCATGCCGCGAATGTACACGACGGGGCTTGACATGTCGAGATCAGCCTCAGAACGGGTCGTACTCGTGCTGGGCCTGCTGATAGTTGGCGCCGTCGTAGCCTGCCCGGGCAGAGTGATGCACCGGCAGGGCGTAGGTCAGCGCCAGCGCGTCAGCCATGTCCGGGCTACTGAGGCCGCGCTTCTTCATGTCCTCTTTGCGCTCGAGCTGGATCTCGTTGCGAATGTTGTAGCCGTACTCGACGCCGGTCAGATCGGTCTTGAGATCCTCGTCGTCGGGCAGCCGGATGCCTGCCTTGATGGCGTCGCGCAGGTTGCCCCACATCTGGGCGCGCATGTTCGCATAGCCCTTCTGCGTCGCCTTGGCGCCGAAGTTGACCTCGATCACATCGTGACCCAGCTGGCGCAGGCGATCGACCACCGGCCCACCGACGCCGCCACCGTCGACCATGATCGCGTCGGGCCGATTCTCGTTGGCGATGCGCGACACCTCGGCTGCCAGCGTCATCGTGTCGATCTGCTGGTAGACGTGGAAGCCTTGGCTTTCGGCATCGCGCCCCTGCCGCAGGTAGATCACGCTGCTGTCATCGCCGAACCGGGCGACGTCGACGCCCATTACCAGCGGCTCACTGGGACCGACGAACACCTCGAGATCGATGCACTTCTCGACATCGCCAACGCTGATGAACTGCAGCGAGCCAGCGTCTGGGAACATGCCACGCACGCGCACTTTGAAGAAGTCGCTGTCCTCGCCGTAGTCCTTTTCCCATTGTGCAAACAGCTCCTTATTGGTCTGCTCGACATCTCGGCTGTCGATGAAGCGGCGGATGTAGTTGTTGCGGAAACGTCCGACCATGTTCTGGTAGAAACGCCCGCTGTTCCGCGTCGGGTTTCCGAAGTCGAAGGTCATCGGCTCGCCGTCGGTCAGGCCGCCCTCGCGCACCTCGTAGATCCGATCTGGCACGGCTGACGCCTCGTCGAAGATGTAGAACGGCGTCGAGTTGGCGGCGTGCAGGCCTGCGAAGGCCTCGCTGTTCTCCTCGCGGCTGGTCAGCGCGTCGACGCGCCACGTCTCGCGGAAGTCGTTGTGGTACATGTTCAGCGAGCCGGCGCCGCTGTTGAGCGTGTACCAGTGCTGCGTCAGGCCCATGCCGTGCCACTTGGCAAGCTCCGACCACGTCTTGGTGCGCAGCTGCTCGCCGGTGTTGGCGGTGACCACACCCTTGGCGAAGGGCCGGGTGTCCATGATCCAGCGGATCAGCCACGCCACGATCGCCGACTTGCCGATGCCGTGGCCCGATGCGGTGCTGAACTGGATGGGGGCGACCGGGCTGGTGCCGTTGAAGCCGCGGCTTTTGACCTCCGCCGCCAGCTCGATCAGCAGATCCTTCTGCCAGTCCTGCGGCCCGCTGCGCCCTTTGAGCTGCCCGCTGCCCCACGGGTACGATACCAGCACATGCCGCAGCGGATCGGCATAGCAGGCTGCCATCTCGTCTGCGATCTGCTTGTTGGCTTCGGCGAGGTCGGTCATGGCGCATCGACCAAGTCGACGGGCTGGTAGGATTGCGCCTCCCAGTTAAACACCTCGAGGTCGCCCGCCTCGCTTTCGAAGATCAGCACCGGCGGACCGCCTGCGTCGTTTGGTTCGATGGTCAGCGATGCGGCGCTGTTCTCAGGCACCCAGACCGTGATCGGGTACTCAGGCGAGCGGGTCATAATCGTGCACCGTCTCGGTGATCGCTGCAGGGTGCCCGCCCGGGCATTGCTCCGGCGCCGTCGATGCGCGCGACCCGCACTTGGTGCAGATTTGCTCGCTGCCCTGCCCCGGCAGCGGCGGCCCCCATTGGTGCGGCTTGCTAGTGTACGCGGTGTTCGTCATGGCTTTCCTCCAGCAGCTGCGACGCCAGCGTGCGTCCTTGCTGCAGCCTCTCGACCAGTTGATTGCCTTGGAAGACGTTGATGTCGGCCTCGATCTTCGCGGGCAGGATCTTCGCCAGCAGCGTCAGGTACGCCTTCGGCTCGAGCTGTGCCATCTGCGTGAGGTATTCAGCGCCGCCGACGTTGGCAAAGCTCTCCTCGATCGCCTCCTTGAGCAAGACCGTGGTCTTGTTCTTCGAACCCTTTCGGCGGCCTTGCCCTGCGGCGGGCGGAATGGTGCCCTTCTTCGCAGCCATCAGCAGGTGATCTCCTCTTTACTGTTTGGCCCAGTCTACAGCCATCTGATCTTTCGGACAACCCGCTGGATCTGAGATCGATTAACGCCAAACTCTGCAGCCAATGCCGCAGTCGTATTGGGGCCAAGCCTTGCCCCTGAAACATGGCGCTGCCTGATCTCCATCACTTGCTCGAGCGTCAACTTTGCCCGTGGATTTCGAGCCCCGGCAACGTCTCTAGAAAACTGGCCTCGCTGTTTTCTGTCACGATCTTTGCTGTTGGCTTCAGGTGTACCAAGCCAAAGGTGATCCAGTTTGACGCAGCTGGGGTTATCGCATTTGTGGCACACGAACAGGCCGTCCGGTATGGTGCCAAACGCTTGCATGTAAACCAGTCGATGTACTCTCCTGTTTTTTCTTATGCCGTCTCCAGCATCTATGTTTGTGATGGCATAGCCATCCTTGTCTCTGTGGCCTTCCCAAACGAGGCAATCGCCACGAGGCACGGCGTACTGCGCAATGCGCTGATCAAGTGTTTTCTGTGTCATGCGCGGACTTTATCACGCCAATAGGCAGCGATCAAGGCTGCCTCTGATATGCCATCGTCGGCCTTGTGCTTGAGCAGCTCATCTGCGGCGCTGCCGAACATGATCTTGGCGGCGTCGATGCTGGCCTGCTTGTCGGTGCTCAGGCCCATCGCCTTCTTCCACGCGGCAGGCGTGACGTACTCGACGCGGGCGCCGGTGCTGTAGACCAGCGCCTCGATGCCACCCAGCATACGACCGAACTGGAAGCTCGAGCTGACGCCCTGCCGCGGCATCGCGTGCACTGCCTCGATCACCGCCACATCGAACGGCACCAGACAATCGCCCCACCACTGCACCACAGCGCGGGCGTCGACCTGCGCCTTGCCGCGGATCTTGACGATCGGCATCCGCGTGCCCTTGACCAGCCGCCCGCCGTGCACGATCGCCAGACCACCGGCCTGACCGGGATCGACGCCCAGCACCCTCATCGTTTCGCTGCTTGAATAATGCGCTCTGCCACATGAGCGGCTTCAGAGATCTCTGCAGAAAACAGCTGTAAGCTGTCGCTTGAAGTGATCCACTGTAGATTAAAGGCTGACCCCTGCTCATATCGATGCATCAACAGCTGGGTGATCAGTTGTGCGCGCAGCACATAGTCGGGATTGGTCTTGCTCATGACGAGCCTCCTACGTTACAGTTCTCTCGCTCATGTGGTGTGGGCAGAGCTTACGAGCTCCGGCGCCCTCGGTCAACCCAGCTGTCGTGGTCATACTCCTCCCGACCCGTTCTCCGGCTGGAACCTGACCGGGGGCGTTGTTTGTTTTTTGACCCTCAGATCTCGGTTCGGTGAGAGCCCTTCCGTACCGTATGCACCCGCCCGCAAAGCGGTGCGGGGGCATATACGTAGTATATGGGGGCGGGGGAAACGGGGAAGCGCCTCTTAACCCATTGTTTTTGTTACTAAAAACTGTTTCCCCCAAACCGGGGGAAACGAAGCTCGGGGGAAACGACAACCCATTGTAAACATTGGAAAAAACCCGTTTCCCCCATTTCTGTTTCCCCGGGGAAACGGGGGAACGGGGAAACGGAATGCTCATTCGACCACCTCCACAACGATGCGGAAACGCTCCTCCATCGGGCCGCTGTCCTTGCGTGAAATCGACACCCGATAGACCACATCGTCGACTGTCACCTGCATCGCTCTGACCCAGATCTTGAGCAGCTCAGCGCCTGCGCCTTTGCTCAGGTCGAGCTTCTCGATGTCAGGCCATCCGGGCACGCCACGCAGCTTTGCGTGCAGCTTGGTGGCGTTGTGATGCACGCCCTCGCCCAGCCGCTTGACGATGCCGCGCGCCGTGCCGCTCTTGATCATGTCCTGATTGTTATCCTTGGCGCCCTCGATCCGAAGGTGCGCCATCTCAGCAGTCAGAGGCTCAGCGAATGGCAGGTGCTGACCGTCGGCTGTGGTGAAGGTCGACTGCCGGATCTCGTAATAGAGCTTCGGCTTGGCTGTGCCCATCTTCGACTTGATGGTCACCAGCTCGACGATGTTCGGCACGCGATCGTCAGACGCATCGGCCTGCTGCTCACGCCACTCTCTGGCGCGGTCTTTGTCCAGCCCGGCAGGGTACATCGGGGTCAGGGTCGCACCAAACTGCAGCGCGCCCACCGCGGCGCTCGACCCACGCTGCGCATACAGGTTGCCCCTGTACCAGTCCTCGCGCTTGCCTTCCGGCGTCTGGGCTGTGTGCGCGAAGTACAGCACCGTCAGCCCAGCCTCGCCCGCCATGGTCTTCATGGCGCGGAATAACTTCTTGGTGTCGCCTCGGTCGTTCTCCTCGCCGTCGTTGAACTCGGTGACAGGGTCGAGGATCAGCACGTCCGCGCCTTGCTCGCGCAGCTCCTCGATGTACTTGGCCACCAGCTCGAGATTGATCACGCTCTCGCGGTTGACCCGGCTCACCAAAGACGTTCCGTCGAAGT